TGAGTCTTAAAATTTTTAAAAGTTTCCAATTTGTTTTTTCTTTAATAATTTCCATAGTATTAATTAGCAAAAATAAATCATCAATATATTTATCATTAATTGTTCCACCACGATAATACCCATAATCATGAATATCACAAGCTGGTGATATATTTAATCCGTAAATTGTATCTGGAACATAATCTATTGCTGCACCGGCTGCACCACAACCATTTGAAATTTTACTTATTTCTTCATTTGACATTTCCCAAAAGTCACTTGGTGCATATAAATTAATACCTTTATATGAATTTTTAATATAATCCTTCATTTTTGACATTTTTATTTTTCCTTTTTTTCTTTTTATCAACTAATATTGTATAATCTATACTTTTATTTATCCAAATATTTTTTTGTTCTTCTAATCTTGATATTTCTTTATAACAAACATCTTTAATATGAGAATGTTTTTTCTGTTTTTTAATAAAAGCAATAAAAGAATGACTACAAATTGTTGTTATATAAGCAAAAGGGTTTTGGCTTTTTTCTAAATCAAAATTCTTTATATATTTTACACATGTTAAAATACTTTCTTGTATCATATCGTTTTTCCATGTATAACTTATAAAATTACTTTTATTACTTAAATTTTTTGCAATTAAATAAAACATTTCTGCCAATTCTTCTGAAATGATATTATCATTTGCTTTCATTTTTTCCAGTTCTGGTATTAAATCACTATTTTTTATATATTTCATTATATACTCCCACATTTTAAAAAATTTTTAACATAATTGTATGTAAATTTTTGAGACATTTATATTTTTTCCTATTATAAATTATACTACAATTATCATTTAAAATCAATTATTTAACTTACTTGTCTTGAAAATTCTATAGCGTGCCATTTGGCATCGGCATCATTTTTTATTTTATATGGTAATTGTCTTCCTTTTTTAATAGCTATATGTCCTTTTTTTATTTCTTGTCCAGGTGCAAATCCAAATACAGCCCTATGACTATATCCATAATATTTCCCATTAGCTGCTTTACCACCACTAGCACCTTTTTTAGTATATTCAGAATCAGTTTCTAAACATAACCAATCTTGAAATCTACATATTGGTTTATTTGTACCTTTATATCTTGGTAAATTTTTGAATGATCTATCTTCTGGTTTAATATTAGTTTTATAATATTTAACTTTTTTAAAATTTTTCATTCTATTAGTTCGTTTGTTTAATTTTCTATATTTTTCTTTATTAATTTTTGGTACTCGAAAATCAACTGATACATCACCAACGACAGTAACTTCATTTAAACCATCAGTAATAGGTATTTCATACATATTTAAATATTTTTTAAATCTCATTATAATATCCTTAAAAAATTATAATCCGTATTTAAAAGCTACAGTACTTTTATATGATTTATGATTTGGATTAATAATATTAAATTGTAATAATTTTGCACCTTTTTTTATTAATGATAAATCAGTGAACCCAATATAAGTAAAATCTTCTTCTTTTAATCCAAATTTTTTTGTAAGAAATTTAATAGCTATTTTAATAATATTAGTATTTACTTTAACATTAGTTTTTTCATTAAGAAATATTTCAAATAATTCCATTTGAAAATCATTTAATATTATACATTTATTTATATTCTCTATTTCATTTATTACTTTTTGTTTATATAAAAATTGTTTAAACTTCATTAAGTTATACCTTTCTTAATAGACCTTGTATATATTTAATATTTATTTTAATACTATTTAATTTTTTTTGAAGATATCTATCTTCCATTTTAATAGAAGATATAGCATTAAATGCATCGTCAAGTGATTCCATTTCTTTTGAATATATCATCATAAAATGTTTTCTTTCATTAATATTATTTAAATATTTTTTTAATTTCATAAATTTACCTATATTTATTGTAACATATATTTTTTAAATGTTTTTTGCATTAATTTGCCCAATAATTTTTCTCTATTAAGTCTTTTAATTAATCTTTGATAATAATTTTTTTGAACAATTGGTTTTGATTGTTTTAATTGATTTTTAATCACATCAAAAGATGGTTTAAATTGTATTATATCATTCCATGTTATGAAATCCCAAGATTTATTAAATTCTCTTTTTAATTGTTTAATAGCATGAACTTGTGCCTCTATTTCATAATCAGTGAATACAACACTACCATCTTTTTTCATAATATCAGTAGATTGTAATTCTGATGCTTTTTTGATCATTTTAGTAATATGAAAATTATGTTTTGAATCATCTATCCAGTGTGACAATTCATGATAAATTGATCCTTTTATACTTTTACCATCAAATTCAGACTGTATTCTTTCCAATATATCAGAATTTTTTATAACTTTTGATAAATCATCAATATTTTTTATTTTATGCATTATTAATATATTTGTAGCACTCATATTTAATGATATTTGAATCATTTTATCTATTGGTCTATAAAAATTTCCATTTAATAAACCACATTGTATATTAATAGGATTAATATCATGAGCCATCCTGCAATCTCTTGATTTTAAAATAGAAGAGTTAAATGTATTAAAAATAAACTGTCCATTACCGATATTATTGGTAGATTGAATTTCTTTTATAAACAATTGAAGATCATCTTTTTTAAAAATTTTTTCATATTTTAAAAAAGATAATTTATATATCATATCTACATCTGCACCAATTCTGGCAGTTTTTTCATTTAAAAGATATTTTTTAAATCTCATTTTTAAATCTCCCTTTTCTTTCGCCATCTCTATTACCGGAACCAATAGGAACACATTTTTTACTTTTATTACACCATTGTTCACCTTTTGGACATTTTTTCATATCACTCAAATATTTTTTAAATCTCATTTTTTCAACTCCAATGATTTGTATTTTTCTAATATTTTAAATATTCTTCTAATAAGTTTTTTATGATTTTGTGTAAGAACTCTTTCTGTTTTTAATCTTTTAAGTATATAATATGTTTGTGACCACATTTTTTCTGCAAATTTATGACTAGATAACATGATATCACTTACATTTTGTAATCTATCAGCAAGTTTAATTATCAAACTACCATCAGACATTTTTATCATTTTATTTAATAAATATTCTGGTTTTCCAACCTTCAAGATTTCTTTTTTATCATTGGTTAACTGTTTAACCATATCAGCTACTTCTTTTGAAAATTCATTTTTAATTTCATTATATGATGTTTTAGTATCTTCGATTGTATCATGTAGATATGCACTAATTAATACTTGATTATCTTTTATTTTAATATCTTTTAATATTTTAAACACACCTCTAGGATGAACAATATATGGTGCACCAGATGATTTTCTGTATTGTCCTTGATGTTTTTTGGCTGCGAATGTTGCTGCATGTGCAATACTCATTTCCATAATCAAATATTTTTTAAATCTTGACATTAAATACTATTCAAATATTTATAATCATGTGTTTGTTCTTTTGTTTCACCGAATCCCAATTCTTTAGTAGATAATTTATCTGCTTTTATCAATGCTTTAATAAAAAGTCGTGTATCTTTTTGTGTTCCACCTACAATATTATTATCTTGAGAAATTCTTTTATTTCGCCAATCTATAGAATTTAGAAATTTTTTAATAGTATCTGAACTAAAATATTTTAACTTTTTCATATCAAAAGTTGTTACTTTACCTTCAAGTAAATTTTTTTGAGTAGTATAAAAATTATCTATTTTTTTATAATCTTTAAATAAAGTTTTTTCAAGTGAATAGAAATTTTTTTTTAAAGTTTTCATAAATTTAGGATCAAATCTTTCACTTTTTTCAATAGCACTTGCTGTTCTATACCATAATTCATCCATCAATTTATTATTATTTTTTTGGAGATAAATTTTATCAAATGTATCAATCTTATTATAATTTCTTAAACTCATTGCTATTTGACTAAACACATCGTCGTAATCAAGACCTTTAGATAACACATTAATAATTTTATTATCTGGCCATTTTTGTTTACTTTCATTTATATATTTTTTAAATCTCATTTAAATATTCCTTTAATTTATTGGGTGTACTGTATAATTCAAATTATAATTATTACTATCAATATAACCACTAAATATAACATCAAATTCAGTAGTTGTTTTTCTTACTATCATGAAACTATATATGGATGGATTTATATCTATAGTATTTTCAATAGTTAATTCTATTGAATAATCAGATGATAATGATGTTGTTAAATGAACAGTAATATTATCTGCATTTTGAACTAATGGTATAACGCCTCTTTGAGCTACACTTGAAGATGCATTAACAACAGAATCAACATATTGTTTAGTTGTTAAATGAAATGCTTGTGTAGGATGGACACCTTCAATAACATCAGTAAAACCTCTTGTGCCATCAACTAGAATATATTGTGTATGATCATCATTGTCCAATCCAGATAAACCACTATGATCAACAATAACATTACCGATGGCTGATAATATTTCATCATCCACATATTGTTTAGTTGTTAAATGTTCATCTGCAACTGGATATATACCAGCAATTGTGCCTGTATATCCTCTTGTGCCATCAACTAAACTATATTGTATATGATCATCGTTATCAAGATTTCTCAAATGATTATGATTAATAATAAACATACCTGGATCAAGTATAATTGCCTCGCTACCTGAAACAACAACATATCCTGATTTTGGATCATGGAAAGTTAAAAGTAATGTATTATCATCAGTTGCTTCTATATTATCTGGAATTATTTCTATATTACTATCTGTAAAACAATTAGCTAGTAAATTTTTATTATTAAATGTATGAAAAATATGCCATTCAAGTGCTGGAGTTGAAAAATGATAAACAATAATATCATTTGAAAGTACAGCATACCCTTGTTCTGGTGAAGAAAATGTAAATGCAATATGTGTATTATCAATTATAGTAGTAGTATCTGGAAATATTTCTTCATTATTATTATTAAATATATTAAATATAACTTCTTTAGAAGAAAATGAATGTTCTACTATCCAAGTTTGACTATTTGTATGGTTATAATGTTCAGTTAATCCTGTAACAACTGCATAACCTTTTGTTCCATTTATAAATGTTGCTATAGCCGTATCGTCATTAACTAGTATTAAAGAATCTGGTTTAATTTGTTTATTATCAAATTTATCGTAAAAGTCTACTACAATATATTTATTACCAAAATTATGATTAATAACCCATTCAGTAGTATTATGGTCAAAAGTATGAATTTGGAGTTTTTTAGTATTAAATATACCAGCTATTCTTTCATCAACATATTCTTTAGTTGCCAAATGAAAGTCAGTAATAGGTGTTTTACCTTCAACTGGATTAATAAACCCACGTCTTGCATCAATATGAGAATAATGTTCGTGATCATCATTATCAAGATTTGTTAAATTACTATGACTAGTTATAATTGATGATATTGCAACATCCACATAATTTTTTGTAGTAAAATGATTTGATGTTGTAGGTGTAACACCACCAATAGGATTAATAAAATTTCTTCTACCATCTATATGGATATATTGTAAATGGTCATCACTTGATGTACTAAGATGTGAATTTATTGTATTTTCTATACCTGACAAGTCAACATTTACATCTATAGCTGCAATAGCGTCATCAACATATGAATATATTGTATTTTCTATTTGAAGAATATATTCTTCTGTCCATTGTTTAGTTGTCAAATCTTGGTCATTAACAGGATCAACACCTTGAACTGTACCAGTAAATGGTATAGAACCATCTTTTAATATAAATCTATCAGCGTGATAACCATCTAATTTATCTGCATTTAAATTTTCAACTAATAAAGATGAATCTATAATAAAAGGTGGTCTTCTTCCGTCTGTATTAACTGTTACTTGATCATTTGCTATTATTTTATATGTATTTAATTTTCCATCAGGAGTTAATGTTATAGTAATACCATCAGATGATATAAATTTTAATCCTTCGTTTTCAATAGCTTTAATTTTGCTTGTTTTGATATAACTACCGTTAGTTTGTATTATATCGTCAACAAAATATTTAGTTGAAACAAGATGCCATCTTTTATAACTTGTTATTCCGCCTGCATTTAAATCATCTGGTTCTACAATGTAAGGAATATTTTCTGGTAAATTAGAATCTGCATCACAAACATAGAAGTATATATTACTTTCATCTTGAACAATTGCAAAATCACCATTTTTGATCAAATTAGAAGGTATTGAATCCAGTGATTTGTCACTACCACCATGAATATTAATAGCAGCAAATACTCTACTTGGTGTAATCATATTTGTCCTCTCTATACATTATCTTATAAATTATCATTTTATTCTCCGTATCCAGGCATATTCATGACAATTTTACAAAATTTATTTGTGTCAACACTAGATGATTCATTTAATGAACAAATATGATTTTTATTATATTTTTTCATTATTATTTGCCCTTTGTTGTAAATAATTTTCAAATTGGTTTTGTATTTTAGCTAAATCACTATTTACTTTATACCATTCTTTTTTTATTAATTTAATTTTTTTATTATCTATTCTTATTATATTATCAGGTAATATGCCTTCATCTAAACACAAATCAAATTTATATTTTCCTTTATACATATTTTTTAATTGACAATTTGACTTATTTAATAAAACTTTTATTTGTCCAGATAAATTATAATTTTTTTCAATAAAATCAACGACTTGGATATGGTTAGTTTTTTTTTCTACAAGTTTAATTTGTAATGATCTAAAAATTTGTATACTGGAATTTTTAATCAGATATTTTTTAAATCTCATTATGTCCTCACTTTAATGATCATATTATTATTTGTAGATACTGTAATAATGATATTATTATCATCAATTGATTCTATTTTAATAGGATTAATTATTTCTCTAGATATTTGATCCCATATCATTACTATTGGATAATTTTCACTTAAATTATGATTAATATTTTTAAAATAATTTATACCATTGAAATCCCATGATGATATATTAATATCATATTTTGATACTATATTTTGATCAACATATTCTTTAGTTACTAAATGTGTTGGTGCTATAGGTATTATACCTGATATATTATGTGTAAACCCTCTTCTACCATCAATATGAATATATTGTAAATGATCATCATAATCTTTATTTTGTAAATCAGTATGTGATAATATAGTATTATTATCAACATATTCTTTAGTTGCCAAATGATTAAATTCTATAGGTGATTTACCAATAATTGGATTAGTAAAACCTCTTCTACTATCAATATGAATATATTGTAAATGATCATCACCTATAGATGGATTAGATAATCTTGAATGATCAATTAATATATTATTAATTTCATAATCAACGTATTCTTTAGTTGTTAAATGATCTCCACTAATTGGCATCGAACCACTAATTGGATTAGTAAAACCTCTTGATCCATTAACTAATGGATATATTGTATGATCATCAGAACCTAAACCAGTTAAACTACCATGATCACCTTCAATAACAAAAGGTGGTATACTTGGACCACCTTCTACTACATTTCCGGTAATAACAGCATAACCTTCAATTGATTCATCAAATAATACTGTTACAGTATTCAAATTAGTCAATTCAATAGATTTTGGTTTAATTTCTAAATCATCAGTACCAAAAATTGTTACTGCAACATATTTAACACCAAAATTATGTGTTAATATCCATGTATCACTTAAAGAATGTGATATAAAGATATTACCTGCATTGCCAATTCCTGATTCAAGAAGTTCATTAATAGTAATAATTGATTCATTAATATCAAACAATATCTTATTATTAATTAATTTATTAAATATTGTATCTTGACTGTTAATATTTATTGGTTGTAAATCATGTGCAGCTGTTGCAGACGTTGCAGACGTTTCAAATGAAAATGTAGAATGACTATCCCATTTTTTAGCTAGTTTATTTGATATTACTTTATTTGGAAAAATATCTTCATCAACTTCATTAACAGCTTCTATACCATGAATAGGAAATCCATCATTTTGAAGTGTTGAATTTTTATGTTCTTCCCATCTATAAGCTAGTTTATTTGAAATTACTTTATTTTTTGCCGTTGATGTAACGTCAGTTTCGTCTACTTCTACTACATGAGGAAAGATATCAACCCAATCAATTTTGCCTAAAGCTACTCCTGGTTTCTCCCATTCTATTTTGAATTTTTGTCCTTTCTGATATCCATATGCTTCAGAAGCGTCAGCCACCCAAAATTCAAAATACCCCATATTATTAGTAATGACTTGTGGTTCTTCATTTGAAGTATTTGAACCAAATTCATCAAAATATACGTAAGCTGATGTATCTGTTCCTGCAAGATACACATTAATATTTGCATCAGGTATAGGTTGACCTTCTTTATTAATCAGAAATTGCCAATAATGAAACCTTGACATTATGAACTCCCCTCTGTGATGTATTTGTTAATTTTATATATAATCTTCATTTTTACATTCATAGGTTTAAAAATTTCTCCACATTCTGTATAAAATAAAATAGTACCGTCATCATTGAAGATTTTAATTTCTCGAATAGTTAGTTCCCTTAATTGTGGTAAGTCAATAGTAATATAAAGATGATCATTTGTTTCGTTAGTTTCAGTTATTCTTCCTTCGTAATCAAAAGTATCAAATTTATCTATTGTAGAACTTACTTTATAATAAGGTAAATTGCCATCTTCAATCAAGTGATCAACAAATAATGGACTACCTACAGTAACCAAAATGGCATGACCTTGTATATTTTCTTCAAATTTTATTATACAATTATTTATATCAATAAAGTTTATATCTTCTGGTATAATCTCTTTATTATTTATATCATAACAACTAATAAGCAATCCTTTATATCCTAAATTATGTTCAATATGCCATTCATTACTTGGTAATTCTTGTATATATAGCATATCTGGTGGTGATATATTTGCTGTACCTCTTTTTAAATCTGTACTAAAAAATTCCTCATCAATTAATTGTAAATCACCTGAATATAATTTTTCATTGTCTTGATTAAATTCAATATATAATTTTTCTTCATTAAATGAATGTTTAATAACCCATGTATCGGTAATATTTGCAATTTGTGTTATTGACAAATCTGGTTTTTTAATTAACACAAACCCACTTATAGGTTCTGCAAATACTATATTTATCAAATCATCATCAATAAATATTACATCACTTGGTATAATTTCTTCAAAAGTATTTGTATAACATCTTATAAATAAATGATTAGAATTAAGATTATGTGGAATATTAAATGATGTACCACCACCACCAAAAATTTGAATAAATGCATTATTTACTGTTATTGAAAATTTATAAACTTTACTTAATATATTAGTATTATATTTTTCTTGATTACCAGGATATAAGCTTTTAAAATAACCAGTTAAATCTGCAACTGGTTTAATTAAAATTTCATATTCAGATACTTTATTTACAGGTCGCATCATTTCCCATTGTTCAATTAAACTTTCAATTGTTCCTTTAGTTAATATTTTCTCATATTCAATTGGTTCAGTTGATAAATCTATTTGAATTTTATAATGTGTTGAAAGTATCCAATCATCAATATTACCAGATAATGGGAAAGTATTTGTATTGTTATAATGATTTGTATAAAGAACGTCTACATAATTATCACTAGATAAAGGTGATGTAGGTGATGTATTACTTGGTACCCATTTTTCATATATTTTTAATTCATTTTTAGTTCCTTGTGTTAGTACTTTCCAAGCAGCAAAATATGAACTATAACCACCTTTACGTCTCAAATAATTTGACATTTCTCTAATAAATTCTCTTTGATTTTGTATATCTATTATTTGATTATCAATATTAATATTATAAAATCTTGATAAATAACCAAGAAATTTTTCATCTACTTCAAATGGATCAATCATTGACCATATATTTTTCAATAAATTAAATGTTTCTTGATATACTCTATCATATTGAATGTTTATAAATTGTTTAAAATTAGGTGTTCTTTGATGATATGGTACAGCTCTTTCAATAAAATCTTTCATACCATAAAATTCTATATGATATTCATCTTCATATCTATGATATATTTTACCAAAGTATAAAAATTGTTTATCTGTATTGACATAATTTCTTATAATAAATTCTTGTTCCCATTTTTCTTCAAAAAAATCTTTAGCATAATTTAATAGCCATGTATGAAATTCACTATCTTTTCTAAAATATACTTCTTTTCCTATTATATCATCAGGGTCAAAGGTAACTAATGGTGTAAATATATTAAAATAATAATTGTTGCCTGATATAGTTTCTGTTAATGTGCTACCATATTGATATGGTAAAGTGATATGTTTATGAAATTTAAAAAAATTACCATCAGCGTATTCGTTCCAAGGTGGTGTAACATGAATTTCTCTATAACCATAATCTGGATCTTTTACATATAGATCAATAATTCTGCCACCAGATGCAATAATACCTTTGTTTGCACCAATTAGCATTGATTCACCATAAAGATAATTTACTTGTTTATTTGAATATGATCCTTCAACTGTTTCATATTCAAAATTCCAAACTACATTATTATAATCTTTCCACTCAGTAATAATTTCTATATCAGTAAATATAACAGGCCAAAGATTTTCAACACGGGATTTAATATCATCTTCTGTTTGTTGATTTACTGTATCAAGATAATGATCTAGTAAAAAATATGCTGGATCTGTAAATTTTGGCATTTAAATTACCCTTCATTAACATAAATGCACATATCAGGTGCAAGTACTGGAAATTGATTTAATCCAAGTTTAATAGGTTTTAATAAATTATCGTACCTACTTTCAAATTCATTAACTGTAAACATTGGAAAATCATCATTTTCATTAAATTGAAAAATATTCATAGGATCATTTTGATTTGATACACTTGAATATAAAGCAATATCTCTAAATATAAAATTATTAATACCTCTTATATTAGAAAAATTATTATCAGGTGATATTATAGTTGTATCTAATATATAATTATGAATAGATCTAAAATCAATAGTTTCGTTAAATTCTCTATTTAAATCAGTAAAGTAATATGCCAATTTTGATTCAACATCTTTTACAATAGTATTAAAATTATACATACGCTTAGGTAAGATACCTATTTCAAATTTAAAATATACCAAATCTGGTAAAACAAATGTTTCATATGTTGACATAATTTTTCTTGGTTCTATATATGTTTTAACATCATTTATATATATATCACTAATTTCTATAGGTATTTGAATAGTTTGTGTTATATCTGGTACCATTGGGTCAATCCATTCTCTACCACTTGTAGATATTGAACCTGTACCCCAATTTTTTGGTATAAGTGATATATATACTTTATTATAGTTAATAGTATTATAATAATTTTCTTCTTGTTCTCCCCATACATTTGCCTTAATTATATCTGATCTTCTTTCAAGGTCTGCAATATAATCTGTTTTAGTAACATTTCTGTATTGAGTATTAACTAATTTTTTAGAATATGTTTTAATTTGTTCATATGTTTCAGGTGAAGAACCATATATTGATGATTCTTCATTAGTATATTTAAATTGATCACCAATTAATTCAAGATCTTTGGTTAGGTTTTTTAAAAATGGGGTATCTATTATTTGAAAATTTCTATCAATCAATATAGGAACATTTTTTCTTAATATTCCACCGCCATAATCTTTTGACATAAGATTTGCACCAAGAGTTCCTTTATCACCAAATGATTCTATTAATACTATTCTAATTCTTGATTTGGCATCAGGCATATTTCTAGCAGATGAAAATTGTATTTGATATTTTTCATACTTATCATATATTAGTTTATATACATTATCATTTAATTCGATACCTGATAAGTTATCATAAAAATCATTTACTCTTATCCATGGTTCTTCATTAACATATACAATTAAAGATTGTTGATTTTCATCATATGGATATATACCCATGTCAGTATTTTTAAATGGTAAAACAATTGAGCCATCTATAATATCATCGCCACCATATATTCCTGTAAAATATTTACCTTGTTTAAATGGTATAACAAATGAGTATTCATCAATATTGCCTGACATTGGTAATGTTATTGTATGATTTTGAGTAGTTGAGTAAAAAATATTATTGCCGTCAATATTAGTTTGTTCTGTATCAATGGAAAACCATGCTGGGATATATAATTGATCACCTTCTTTATAATATTCGATGGTTTGATCTTCATTCCAACGTTTAACAGTTATTTTTACATCTACTTCTGCTGAAATATATCCATTTGGTTGATAACCTCTTTGATTTACGAGTGAATGAGTTGTTTCATATAAATTTGATGTATCAGGATAAATATTTTTTGCTACTTCGTTAGTATAAAATGTTGTTAAATCACCCAAATAACTAACTAATTCAATTAACATTGTAATATTGGCACCTTCAAAGTTAAAGTCTTTAAATGTGTCATCATGTCTCATCAAATTAATAAGCTTATCCTTCATATTAAGGAAATCGGCATTAGTATAATCTGGTGTTAAATGTATTTCGTTACTCATATATTACTCCATATATCATATTGATCGTTACCATTTTTCAATAACTTGTAATCTGTCACCAAAATGATCAGTATATTCTTTAATTTTTTCATTGAGATATTTATTTAATTTGTCTATTGTTTTCATTTTTATCCTTTCATAACCATTGTTTTATTAATATTATAAATTTTATCTTCTACATCATGTTTTAATCTAAAATCAAGATTTATATCAAGTTGATGATTATCATAATTTGGTGTTACATCAAGTTTTTTAATATAAATTCTATCTTCCCACATATCAATAGCGCTTAACATGAGATGTTTTAAATTATCAAGTGTTGTATCATCAATTTGTTCAAATAACACACCATATGTAGGCATAGCAAAAGATGGTATCATACGTCTTGATCCTTGAAAAGTTTGAAAAATATTAGTAATACTATTAATAATGGCATCAATATTAATATCTTTTTTAATATCCCCATTATGCTGTTTTTCTAAATTTATATCTATGTCAGCCCATGTCATTATATTTTTCCTTAGTAAGAATTAGTTTTAACATTTGGTGAGCCAGTAACAGATATACCAACACCGCAAAATTCTGTTTCACAATCATATATTCTATGTGCTCTTAAATCGTTAATATGGACATTTGGACTACCACATATACACATATTTATACCACAATGTGGACAATTATGTACTGCAATATCTCTAGGTGCTCTACTAGCTCTTAAATCTGAACTTCCTTCTGTATTTACCATGGTATCACTGGACCCAGTGATTCTTATCCCTGTTCATAAATGTGGACAACAAGGTAACCCATGATCTCAAATACCTAATGTAATATCTGTAATTCTATTTTGTCCTCTATCAGTCATAATTCTCCTTTATGGTACTATTGGATGTAATGGATCATTTGGATTATATGGTTTATATGGTATTAATGGATCAATAATATTTTCTCTATCTATTGACCATTCAAGAATAGATTCCCAAGATATTTTAATAACAGGATCTATCCATTCTGGAGCTGCTTCTATAGCTTTTAGCATTAAAGGTTTTGTTTCACTATCTTCTATCATAAAATGAAATCCATAAATGAAATCATTAGCATCTAAATCTTGTCGCCCCATATATTCTGCAATTAAAACAGTTGCATATGGTGTTCCAAAACCACCAAGACCACTTACTGATGTTCCACAAAGAACAGGTATTTCTTCACATTTATGTTCTTCTGGGTGCCAATGAGCACTATGCATATGATTTAATTCTCTTAATAATGAGCTACCTGTACCTTCTGCAGTTGATTTTTCATAACTATCACCAACTATATTTTGTAAATACGTAAGTAAACTACCATCTTTTTCACCTTCAATACCAAAAATTGAATTGAGATAACTTACTATACTTTTACCTGCATCTCTATTTACTTTTTTACCAATAACTTCTTCTAACATAGTTAAAAGATTGTTATTTTCATTAGATGGTTCTTTAATTGTATCACTTACTTTATTACCACATCTACCATTTACACTATCCCAAATTTGACATTGTTCTTCTATACAATCTGGATACATCATATAAAATGGTAAATATGGTGCATTGGTTGGGTCTTTTAATAAAAACATTTCTATATTATTTTGTGGTAGATCTGTTTTAAATTGTGTATTTGAAAGAACAGTATATTCTAAATCACTCAAAAGATGATCTTTATCAATAAACATTTTATTCATATACGGACATTTTGCCATAATTTACTCCTTTTTTATAAATTTGGTACATTTGGTTCTGATTGTGTGCAATTCAATCTTATAATTTTTGCATTTAAGTTATAATTTTGAGTTACACGTTTTACTTCTTCCGCATGTACTCTCACATCTTTATTTAATCCAACTACTTCTTTTTTATTTATACCAATTTTTTCTGTTTGGTCCATTTTAACGTAATGAGTTTTATTTTTATCTATAGTATCATCATGATTTCCCATAATATGAACTTTTTTATTATTATCAACTACTTCAAATTTATCTTTTGCATTTCTGATTACCATATCACCATCTTTAGATATTTCAATATATGTATTTGATGGATGATAAACATGCAATCGTTCTGAACCTTTTGTATTATCTAGTTCTATTGTTATACCACTATGTGTTGCTAATACTATATTATCTGGATATTCTGCGGCATAATAAGGATCTGGTTCATCCCATGTATTATTATCTGCTTTTTCTATTGATTTATCTTTTTTATCAGTTTTACTTTTAACAATAGTATCGCTAATACTTTCATTTAATGCTAATTTATTAATATCGTTTTCGCCAGCCTGTGTAGGTTCATGTGGTGGTACTTTTGATGCTATTGGATAATATTCATCTGGATCGAAAAATCCTATATTACTTTTGCCTTTACTTGATTCTTCTGGTATACCAGGTAATGATGCCATATATCTAGGTTTCATCATATTACCTTCTTCAAAAAATATTAAAACCTGACTACCCTGTAATGGTACAGACCATAAACCAAAACCATTAATTCCACCTTCAATACTACTAGTAACAGCTTCTGCCCATGGTAAATGATCAGTTGGTATACCTTCTGTTGGTGTTTGAATTTTCACATCTGTATGTACACCAAAAACTCTTACTCTTACTCTTCCAAGTTTTTCAGGATCATTTCTATCTTCTACAATACCTCTATAAAATCCGTTAAGTTTACTATCTTTTGGTGACATATCTGACAATTTGTTATTCATTCCCATTTTATTATTACTCCTTTACATATATATCATCATATGCATTTTTCATTGCAATCAATTTTTGGTTATAAAATGGTTGATATTCTTTATAAAAATAATGAATAATAGACTTAACAAAATATTTACCGTCAAGATTTTTATTTGGTTTACCTTTTGTAGTTGATGGCCAATTTACTTCAATAGTACTACCTAATGGATGACCACCACAATATCTTACTTGTATACCTTTTACATAAATAGATATTAATTGTTGTTTGGTATATTGTTTTAACCAGTTATTATCTATTATATTTTGAAGAAAGGTTTCATCATCTTCACCAGTTTTTTCATATTTTTCTTGTCCACTATTTATATCAAAATCAAATATAGGATAATCAGATTTTCCAAATAAACAATTTTCAAACTTACTTAATTCTTCTGTATATGAGTAATATGTTTTAAAATTTTTCTTTCGTTTGATATCATAACCCATTTTATAACCACCACCAATTTGTTGTCTAGCACTATTATCAATACCATTACGTTCAAATGATATTACTTTATTATATAACCAAGGACTTTCAGATGCAAATCTATATATAACATTATCAGATAATGGTGGTATTACTGATAGTGACGGATTCAAATATTTTGGTAATGAATATAAATGAAAACCCCAAATGTTTTCATAACATACATATCCTGGTAGTCCAGTTTCTATACCTGTTATTCTTTGCATTAAATATTTGAAATTCTCTGCAGGTGTTCTTAATCCAGTATAAAAATATGGTATAGTTTCATTACATACCTCAAAAGTTTGTGGATAAAACTCTTCTCCTACCATATTTTCTATAATATGTGTTAATATATCAGTTACTTTCATATCTTTAAATGATCTACTATAATAATGATAATGCCATTTATAAAAAGATTCAGATACAAGTATCATTTCAATAATATTTTCTCTTTCTAATTGATGACCAGCTTGTGGTAACATTTTTTCCAGTTTATAAATTTTATAAACTTTGATTATATCACTAGATTCTTCTGGTATACCATAAGTAATAGTTATCTTTTCTGCATCCCAGCCCCAAATATTACCAGTTTCTAATAAACCACCTTCATCAACAAATGATAATTTTCCTGTCATACAAAATGAATAAATATCCTCAATAAAATACAATGTATTTATTGAAGAGGTATTTATTGAATATTCTATACCATCTTTATCTGTTAATGTTACATCTAATACATTTTTAAGATCACCTGACATTATAATTTATATATCCTTTTAAGTTCTTGAATTATTTCATAATAATATATCTTCTTATATATTTTAAGTATCATACCTGGATAAATCTCTTCAAATGGGTTTTTTACATCATTTGAATAACATATCAACCACCATAAAGTAGATTCATCATAAAAATGAGCAGATATATTATCCCACCAGTCATCATTATCAACTACATATATATCAAAAAGATTATCATTATTTTTAATATAATCAGGCATCGTAAAATTTTTAAATATATTAAGATAATATTCTGATTTGTCATTTTTTAATATATTAAACATATGAAGTCTTGAACTTGATTGTAACCCAGTGACAATCACATCATTTTTGATTTTTGATTGTATTATTTCTATCATTATAACCTCTTATCTTGAAAATGATTGTTGATATAATGGCAATAAGTCTTTAAATGTAACTGTTAATTCACATTTAGTAGGCCATCCATTTCTATATGGACCATACCATGAAGGCTGTACTGATGTTAATGCAGCATATTCAATATATATTAAATCTGATGGTTTAGAATATACTTCAAATATATTTGGAAATTCAAAATCAAGTAATTTTTTGTTTTCTGCACACGACATTTGTTGTAATGTCCTAACAGGCACAAATACATCATTTTCAGGATCACCTTGATCAGCTAACATAAATAAAAACGTTAATTGTCGCCTATTTGAATCTTTAAATGTTAATGGTGTATCAAGTTTCTTAGTCACTACACTACCACCAGCAGTTGACATTAAACTTTTATCATTATTTTTTACACTCTTAGCTAAATTTTCAGCACTACCTAATTTCTTAGATGCACCAGTAAACTTTTGAGCTAAATTCGTCGCCATAGAATCATAATTTTCCCATGAATGTTGTATGTCTTCTTGAAAATTATAAGGTGCCACAAATTCCATTGGTGTACCAGTTATAGGTGCTATAATACTATCTTTATTAGCTATCATACCATTTTGACTTTCAACTTTTCTTGGTTGAAGAACTATTCTTAAAGTGTCTTTACCATCTAAACCAAATGGAACATTACTTATAGGATATCTCATAATTTACACCCATGATGTATTAGTTAAAAAGATACCAAGATTCTCAATATCAGTCGGTATTTGATCACTTGAACTTTGACTATTATTTTCAATATATGATGAAAAATTATTAGATTCTTTAGTTGTATCTTGTAATGATTTTATACTATTAACCATATTACTTTGTCCTCTTTCTAAGATATTATTATTCCATCCTAGCATCTGATCCCTTTGATTTTGTTGTTCCATTTTAGTAGTTAATATATTTGATGATATATTATTAATATTTTTAGTATTAAATCTTGGCTCAGTATCAATATTTTTAGATAATTGCCTATCAATTATTGTACCATCTAATTGATGACTGTTAAATATTTTTTGTTCATCTGATTGAATATTAAGTAAATTCTTACCTGATACTATTTCATCACCAAAAGTAAACTTTTTAAACCCTTCAACCATTTTACTATTATTAACAACACTAAGTAAATTTTGAATACCTGATACTATTTCATCACCAAAAGTAAACTTTTTAAATACATTAACCATTTTACTATTATCAACATCAAGTAAATTCTTACCTGATACTATTTCATTACCAAAAGAAAACTTATCAACAATAGATGTTTGTTTATCTCCTTTTGATTGAATATTAAGTAAATTTTGTGCATCAGATACTATTTTATCACCAAAAGAAAATTTATCAACAATAGATGTTTGTTTATCTCCTTTTGATTGAATATTAAGTAAATTTTGTACATCAGATATTTCATTACCAAAAGTAAACTTATCAACAACATTATTAATCATAGATGTTTGTTTATTTTCTTTTTGTATTTTTTCTGACTGAATACTAAATAAATTTTGTGCATCAGATACTATTTTATCACCAAAAGGAATTATAGATTTAAACCCTTCAACCATTTTACTAGTATCAAAAGATTTAAACATATTAATGATTTTATCCATTAAAGATGTTTCTTGTGGTGGTGGTAATGTTATTTTTCTTTGTTGAGACATCAATTGACCCATTTCATTAATATTTTCTGTTTGGATCATATTTCTTACTTGATCAAGAGGTCCAATTACTTCACCTGCATGAACATTAACAAGTCCTGTATCTGATATAATACCACCTGTAGATGCACCTTCTATATCAACCATATCTGTTGCTGTACTAACACTTGGTTGTTCTTGTTGAACATTCACTATATCAACTACTGGAATATTTGGATTTGGGTTTGTTGGGATGTTTATATTCTTTGGTTCAATAATAACTTTTGATGTTTCTATTTTTGTATCTTGTGTTTCTATTAATGCTTCAGGTATATCAATCCCATCTTCTTTTGTATGTGTTATACCTTGTAATGCATCTACAATAGCTTCTTTTTCTAAAATTTTATCTGCATTATCTCTATCTTTGCTATTCCATGACCTTACAGTACCATCATCTACATCTTCACCTTTTTGATCATAATAATATTTAGAGTATTTATAACTTCTTATAAGTTCTTTTGACTTTCTATTTCTATCATTATCATTAAAACCAATTTTTTCATCTTTATAGTTTTGGAAAGCCTTCTTTTTAATACTTTCTGCTTTTCTATTTTCATTTGATAAAATTTCATCTTGTTTATTAAAATTGTCATCTAAATATCTTGCTGGTTTTGGTGTATCAATAAAACCAAAGTCAAATGTTTCCCATTTAGTAAATTCAGGATTTATTTTTTTATCTTTTCTAAAGTCTATAAGATTTTGATGTGCTATTGTAGCATTATCTTTGGCAATATTATAATCAATAGCCAACTTTGTTAGATTTTCTTTATTACTTTGATATATATTTTCTTCTTCTGACTTAATAGATTTTGTATCAAGAAGTCCTTCACCCACAGTTTTCTTTTTCTCTAAATTAAATTTTTCTTCTTTTAATTTTGCAATTTCACTAGCATATTCTTCTTTTGATGTATGTGTAGCATCCCAAAATTTTCCATGATCTTTTTCAGAATCAGCTTTGTTCATTTTTAATTCAAGTTCATTAATTTTGGCATTAATTTCATTTGATTTTTCAATATTTTTTTGTTCTTCACTTTCAAATAACCCACCAATTAAAGGAACTTTTGAAAGTAAGGATTTTGCCTTTTCCATAACCCATTTTAAAACTTTTAAAGGTAATTCAATAAACCCCATAAATGCAGAAGTAAATCCATCTGTTAATTTTGTCCAAAACCCACCTTCTGATGATGTAAACCCTTTAATAAAATTAACAATACCCATTATTGGTGCAAATATAACATTGGCAAACATTTTTGCTGTTTCACCAAATCCAATACCAGATAATATATTACCTATTTTAGTAATACCCCAATTTAAAATAGTCATAGGTAATTCGACAAAGCCTAATAATAATTCACCAAATCCAGCCTTAATTTTTTCTAAAAATGTTCCTTCTGTTGATACAAATCCTTTAATGAAATCAATTACACCCATAAAAATAGTCAAAGGCCATGCTAATTTTGCAAATAAATTTGGTATAAACTTTAACATTGAACCAAAACCTTTAACTGCATTAATAGCACCAGCTGCCATTTCACCAATACCCACAAAATATTGTCCAATCATGGGTATTTTACTTAACCATCCAATCATAGTTGAACCAAAATTAGTTAGTGTTGAAAAATATTCACCCATAGTACTAAATATTTTTGATGCTCTTTGTGCACCACCTGTCAAATCATCTGATCCTTGAATAATTGTTAAAAGATTTGTCCAAATACCACCAATACTCTTAATTCCTTTAACAATAACACCTGATACACTACCTATTAAATTATTAAAAGTACTTAATTTTTGTCCTATATTCGTTAACATCATAGGCATTAAAAAGAATGGAGTAAAATTAATAGGCATTTGTATTAAACCTGACAAAGCAGAAGTTATAATTTCAAATACTTTTAAAGTTGGTATTATTAATGTTCCAAGAAAAGTAACAACTGGTAATAATATATTACCTATATTCATCATCACACTACCAACATTTTTTGCTATTTCCCACACTATACCAAAGGCATTTTTAAAAGTATTCATTAATCCAGGTGTACCATTGGCTAATGAATCTATACCATTTGTTATATATGGTATTATATTATTTATAGTATTTGCCAACCAGTCAAAAGTAACTATTAAACTACTTTCAAGAGCTACAAATAATTTTTGAAATACTGGCATTAAAGATTCTAACACTTTATTAAGTGAATCACTTATTTTTATAAGACTTGGTTTAACTTCTTGATATAGATGTTCAAATCCTGCTATAATATCTTCAAATTTAATTTGTCCTGTTATAATAGATACAGCACCAAGAACACCTACAATACTTAATAATGATCCAAAAAATAGTGGTACAAATTTTGTTAGTCCACCAATAATACCACCCATACCAACAAGTCCAGCAGTTAATCCACCAAATATATTACTTTTTTCTTCTTTAGGTTTAATAGCATCTTGTCTATCGTTTTCTTTTTCTTCTTCTTTTGACATTTCTATTTGAGATGCAAGATGTTCATTAATTTGGTTGATACCAGAGACCATTTCTTGAAAAATACCTTCAAACATTTTATTATTTTGTTTATTTTCTTGTATTGGTTCTTCTGATTCCATTATTGGTATATTTGGTGTAAAATCTGCTTTAGTTCCAGTTATTGTGATATTTTCTTCAACTGGTTCTTCAACTGGTTCTTCAGATAAAGTTTTAGATGTTTTTTCAGTTTTATTTGATACTGGAATATTTGGAGTAATTAATTTGGCTGATGGTATTCTAGGTTCAGGTGGAGAAGTAAGACCCAATTGTTCATTTTCTATATTCATAAAATTTGTAATGATATCGGATACTTCTTGAGCGTCAACTGGATTTATATTTCCATCGTCTACTTCTTTTTGAATACCATTAATAAAATCAATAATAACCTTAGTAAGATCTTGATCATTTAAGTTATTTAATGTTTTATTTGGTTTAATTGATCGCAATAAAATTGCTATACTAGGATGTTGACTCATTTGAACTTGAATATGTTCATTATTAAACATAGTTTGTTGAACAAATATTAATTTTTCTCGATTAGTTGACATGTCACTCCTTACCTTAACAAAAAAGGGTATAAATATACTATTATGTATATTTATACCCTTTAGACTATTTCAAATCCATTAGCTTTAATTACTAAGTAGGTTTTTTTAAAATAATTTATCTACCATAAAAATCAAGTTCATCTTTAAATCTACTCACATATAAAAATGCATTTTTACTTTTTGAATATACCTTATAAAAATCCTTATTAACTTCACTTTTATTTTTGTTTTTATTAATATATTTATCAATTTCTTTTTTTAATATATTATTTTGTTTTGATATAGATAAATTATCTATATTCATACTTGCTTTTAATAATAATTTGTCAATATTATTTATTATAACTGCAACTTTGTTTAATATTCTTGTAGTTGCTCTTGGTTTATTACCAGTAACACCTTCCCAATCGGTATATTTTTCCCAGCTTTCAGGATCTATTTTTGACAAAAGTTCTAAAAAATCATCTTGAACATCCCATTGATATTCTTCATTAATAGTATTATTAATATTAATACTATTTTCATTTAAATATTTGTTTATTTTGTCTATTATCTTCATTTTTTCTCCTTTATTTTTGTTTTATTTATAATAAAAATCTTTATTAATTTTTATTTTTTTTTAAAGCCTTTTCTTCTTCTTTTAAATCTTTCATCAATAATGAGACTAATATAAATCTTTCAAAGTCTGCCATATTTTCAGTTTCGCTATAGCTCACATTACACATTTTAGATAAGTAATATTGTTCTTCAATTATACCATTTAAACTAACATCACCCACTAACAGATTAATTAGACGAAAAAATTTGATATAGGTATCATTAATTCTTCTGTATTACCACAATCAGGATTATTACAATTAAAATCAAATTTAAATTTCACTCCAAAGTCATTTTTGATAAACCAAGATGTAAAGTCTTTATATTGTTGATCTTGTAATTGATTATCTATTAAATCAACTTTATCTTCAATAGACACATCATCTATATCTCCGTCTGGTGTATGAAAAGTTTTCATTGCCATGGCATACATGTAAGTTGCGATTTCGGCTTGTTTCAAATGTTCATTTTCGATGTTCATTTTTTCTACTATATCGTAACATTTTTTTTGTTCACCTCTTGTAATATTATCCATATCAAATGACATTTTATCATTAAGTTCAAATGGTTTATTATTATCACTTTTTTTAACAACATCAAGATTATTAAGATCTATTTCTACAGGTGTTTGTGTTTTACATTTAGGACAATTATAAGTAAATTTATATATTTCACCTTTAGATTTTTTTCTAATTTCTAGAAGTAAGAAAAATCTATCTTGAAGATATAAACTATTAATATCAAAACCTTCCGATAAGACACAAGTTGAAATGAGATTATCTAGTAATTGTTCAACCAAAAGAATATTGCTCTCATTTTCGTAAGGCAACATTTTTTTTAATTGCCCTGTTGTTATAGGTTTGAAATTTATTACTTCATTAGTTCCTGGAAGTACGCAATCAAACTCATAACTATTAACATAATCTTTAATATTAATTGACATATTAACTCCTTTACAGATTATTTATTATTGAATAATTTCGTGATATTGATAAGCAAATGTTACATCAAAAGATGCAATTTCTTTATTTGAATAATCTAAAGAAACCTCACCAACTGTTTTAGGCCATGCAGAATCAAGTCTATATTCATGAAAAGCTGCACCTAATCCATCTAATTGTTTTAATGTTATATCTGAAAAATAACTTCCAGATGCGTTATCAACAACACCATGTAAATTTGACATTGGATCATTAAGAAACACAGACCAAGTTAAGAATTTTTTTCTAAGTTCGCCGTCAATTGCCATATTAAAAGTCATAGTAAAATCATCATATGTAGGTGTTGAAGCTAGTTTATATTTATGTCCTTGCCAATCAGCAGTAACTTCATCAATTGTTGTTGATGGTAATGATGTGGTTTTAACTTGATATGCATTTTTATCTGTCCAATAAGAACTGTTACCAAGTTTACACTCAAACAAGTAACTTCTTGCAAAATCTTTATAAGTTGTTTTAAACCCATCTAAATTGAAATCTACCATTATTTTTTTTCTCCTTTTTTGTTTTATTTATAATACTGTATGATATTGATAAGCAAATGTCACATCAAAAGATGCAATTTCTTTATTTCCATAATCTAATGTTATTTCACCAATTACAGAAGGAAATGCCTTTATTAAGTTATATGTTAAAATAGTTGAGCCTAAACCATCTTTATGTTTTAATGTTATATCTTCCATATAATCCAATGGTGAGCCATGTACATTATCTTCTGGGTTATGAGTAAAATCATTCATCCATGTAAGAAAAAGTTTTCTAATATCATCAGCAATATCCGATCTAAAACTGACAGTAAAATCACTAAATTCTTGTGTACCTGCAAGCTTATATTTATTACCTTGAAAATCTGCTTCAATGATACCCATTGTAGATGTTGGTAATGCTGTCGATTTAACCAAATAAGTATGATTTGGTTTAAAATTTTTACCTGTTGGAAGTACCAATTCGAACAAATATGATCGTGCAAAATCATTATATTCGCTAACTAATTGGTCTAAACTAAATCTATCTGGCATTATTTTATCCTTATCAAAGAGAGTAAAATTATATTTACTCTCTTATATTAATTATATTATATTTCACCCATAATTGCTGCAGCTTCACTAAAAGAAGCACCAGTTTTCATTGCAATGAAATTCAATACAATAAATTCGGCAGTTCTTGTAGGTTTAATATATAATGATACCCACATTTCGTTTCTATCAATTCTTTCAGGTGAATTATTTGTACTGTCACATACTACTTTAAAATCATAAATACCTCTTCTACCTTTAACATCTCTTAGAAAAGGATTAATCATTGCAATCATACTTTCTCTTGTTGCTTCATCATTTGGTTCAAATAAGAAATATTTAGATGCTGTAGATATTGCCTTTTCCAGTACAATAAAAAGTCTTCTAACATTTACTCTATTAAATGCTGATGATTTATCGAGCATTGTTTTTTGACCCCAAATAACTTTGCCCTGTCCTGCAAAAGATACTATTGGATTAATACCATTTTTATAAAGAATATCTCTTTTACCTAAATCTGGATTCCAAGCTAAACGTCTAACACTTGTTACTATATTTTCTATTATATCTATCATATACTTCAATCCAATTACCATATACAGCACTATATGATGTATTGATATTAAGATTATTACCAGATGCAAAAAGATTAATTCCACGTCTCCAATCTTTAAGATCAGTAGTTTCATTACCTCTATTATTAACAACTAAATCATATTCACAATCAAGTAATGCCATACAATCCATTCTTTTTTCACAAATCTGATTCATATATTTTTTAACTTCAAGTGATTTATTGGAATCAATAAACATACTAACATCAATTTCTTCTGGGTTAGAATAAAGATCAAGAGCATCCATAATATCTGCATCAGTAACACCCATTGAACCCATAATTCCACCTTCAAGTCTTACAGGTGTAGCTGTTCCAATACTCCATGTTTCATCAATTTCATCATCTTTAATGGTACATCTTACTAATTGAGATCTTTGATTTATAACATTTTCAACAAACTTTGTTATACCTTGATTATCAATTGCCTTTTCTTTAGTTGATACTTCAAATGTTTCTTTTAATGTCCAAAGTTCTTCACCCTGTTCTTTTTCTTCAATTGCAATCAAAAAAGAATAATCATCTTCAATTGGCATATCAAGTGAAGTAAATAATGGGTATGTATCCCAATTATCAAGACCACCAGATAACATTTGAGTTTGAGAACTTTTATCAAGTAAAGATATTCTAATTTTATTACCCCAACTACCCCTTGAAGAAGCAATAAACCATAATGGATTATTATCATTTACAATTACATCAGTGGCAAAGGCATCAGGATCTTCACTGGCCAAATCTTGTAAAGTATAAGATGGTGAAAAAACTTCACCTTGACCATCAGGCATAATTTTAACACCAGCAAATGTTGAATCTTCTGCTATAACTCTTGTTACATAAAGATTTCTACCATATTTAAGAAAACCAGCTGCAGATAACATATCTTGATAACAATGTGCATCATTAGTTGGTTCACCAAATTTATTAATTAATTCATCTTCATTTGTTACAAATCCTTGTTTAAGTTCTTGACCTTTATAAGTATTTCTAAGTATACAAACACCTATTGATGTAGCAACTGCAGGTATTGTTATACTTAAATCCGTTTCTTTGACATGAACTAACGGGCTCATATAGAACGCCATAATTTTTTCTCCTTAATTTTTAATTTTAGTATTATTGAATTATTACATTATAACTCAAGCATTATTATTTATATATCTTTACTACAATTTATAATTTATTTACTAACATTTTAGTTCATTATATCCACAATTAGGTATGTTTTAATTTTTACAATTTTAATCAGTTATACTATATCTTCATATAAATCATATTTGTCATAAGAAAATGTTATTTGAGAATATAAATCTTCCATACCTTCTCTTTTAGAAAAAGTCACATCACCCAATTCACTAGGCCATATATTTTTAAATCGTAACATCATAGCTTTTTGTCGCCAATTATTCATTATATATAATGATGCATCAATAGTTTTTTCTTTTTGTCCTACAAAACCAGGAGAATTAGAATTATTATGAATCATCATCATCCATTTATATAAAACTTTCCAATTATTAAATTTTGAATCAACTGAAAATTCTACTGTCCATTGGCCAAATGTTATATCACCATCATCAGTAAATCCTTTATTACCCTGCCATGATTGTTCTTGAACATTTAACGATATTGATGGTATAATAGTACCAAAAACATTTAATGAAAAATCTTTTGACTTCTCATAAAATATTTCTGTAGGTAATAATGGAAATATTAATTGATAATTAGTTGAGTTAGATTTATTTAAATTTAAAGTACTCATTATTTTTTATTAAAAGTATTATATTTTTGTTTAGCTCTTTTTGCACCAGCAGTTTTTTTATATTTTTTTTGTTGTCTTTTAGTTTGTCTTCTTAATGATGCTGACTTTTTATATTTCTTACGATTCTTTTTTAATCGTTTTAAATATTTAAGTTTTTCAGCACCTGTAATTTTTGATGCACTTGATCTTTTTCTTCCAGAATTTACTTTTCTAGATTTAACTGTAAGTCCTTCTGATATTTCTTGATCAAGATCAAGCATAGTGACTACTTTCATAAAAGCTCTATTTGTATCTTTATCGAATTCCTCATCACCAAGTGATAATATAATATCAATAACTTTATCAATTAAATCATCTAACATTTCATGTGTATCATCTGATATAACATCAAACTCAAGAGAATCAAAAAGTATACCAACTACTTCAAAGAAATTTGAATATCTTTCTTCAATTTCTTCTACATCACCTTCTAACAACAAATAATCTTTTAATTTATTTTGTCCCATTATTCATCCTTATCATTAGTTTTTGGATCTTCTGTAGTCCAACCATCTTCAATCTCTTTAAAAAACTTTTTCTTTTTTTCTGTACTCAATTGATCAGGCTCAGTAACACCATATTTTTTAAGCATTTTTTTAAAAAATGCTTCATATTTTTTACCATCACCTTTGGCTTCTAATATATCAAGTATCTTTTTATTTTGTTCATCCATTCTATAATCTGTAAATTCACCCATTTTGATTTCTCCTATTTTAATTTAAAACTTTTTATTTTGTTCTTTATACTTATTATATTTATACCTTTTGATCTATTTTTTATAAATCCAGTATACACAATAGCTAATGTAAAATTATATAATGATGCCCCCAACCAAGGAACAGATATACCTAATCCTGAACCTGTAGCAAATAATGATATTAACATAATTCCAGATGGACTAAGAAATAAATCTGTTATTGAAAATGAACCCTTTAAGGCATTAGATATATCTAAAAAATTAAAATCATAATCAAGATCACCTATAAATGTCATATTTAACCACATATAAAGAAGTAATCCAGCAATAACTATACCACTAATCTTTTTTAATTTTGGATATTTATTAAGAAAATCATCAATTTTCATAGTACCTGATTTGATTTTTTTCATAATACCTGAATTAGATATTTCTGCAAAAATAGAAAATAATCCACCTCTAACAGCTTTAGTTAATGCATTGATACTTTTAAATAATACTTTTATCTTAAATCCAATTGTTTTTAATAACATAAAAACATCTCTTTGTTTAAATGCTATTACAATATCTTTAATACTTAATTTAAACTGATTTGATAATTCTTTAATAGTATCTTTTAAATCAGTAAAAACTTTTACAATTGAACCTTTAATATTTTTAATACCATCAAATAAACTTTCATCAAGATTATTTTCCATAATTTTATCAATAGCATCACAATATACATCATATGATATATCTATATCTTCTATTTGCTGATCATTAAGATATTGTTTAAATCTCATTTTACACCACTTTTAAAAATACCTGGTTTACCTTCGGCTTCCCATTCTTCTTTATTTTCTTTTTTCCATTTGTTAAAAAGTATCATATGTTGACCAGTAACAATAATGATCCATAAGACACCATATATAGCAATTTTTTTCCAATCTAAATCCATAAGACCAACACCATCTAATAATTTATCTATTTGAAACCATATTTGTAAAGTAGGAAATATGGCCAATGCTGGATATGTCTCACTTTTCCAAAATTTTAAAAAATTCTTAAAATCTTCATTTAATATTGATTCTTTTAGACTATTTACTTGTTTAAGTGATTTATAATTTGTTTTAAAATGTTTATTAAATATATTTAAAAATTGTGATTCAAGATTATTTTGTATCAACATATCCGAAAACTTTTTAAAACTATCTTTTAAAATGGTTTTAACCTTATTATTACTCATTTTTTTAAGATCTTTAAAAATTTTTATTACATTAGATTCATTTAACTGATTACTTTGAATATTATTACGATAATTAAATTCCATTTTCAACTCCATTTAATATTGTTTATCATTTATTTCTATTTATATAAATAGAAATGAATATGTATAAAAAAGGAGTTATGTTATGACAAAATATAATGAAGACAAAGCAGATAATCAAATCAATAATACTAAATTACAAAAAATGTTTAATATATCCACATCCACATTACCATCAGAAAATGATATTGTAGAACAATTACCTGAAAATTTAAAAAATGATCCAGATAATATTATATTAAATAATATTGATCGTGCTAATAGATTACTTGATAAAATAGAAGGTGAAATAGAAAATGGTGGAAGTGCTAGAATGTATGAAGTTTCTGCCCAAATGATAAATGCAGTAACAACTGCATCTTCATCTATAGTTGGCTCAAATGTTCATATGGATGAACTTGAATATAAAAATAAAGTATTAGAACTTAAAGAAAGAGAAGTAGCAATTAAAGAAGCATTAGGTGTTAAAAAAACATCAGAATCACAAATTACAAATAATCTTATTGTGGCTGATAGAGAAAGCTTACTTAATATAATAAATGATAAAAAGGAGAACCAAAATACTTAGTCAGTTTAAATTTAACCTTTAATGAAGGAACTTTAATGAAAAAAAATTATATAATTGATACTAATATTTTAATTGATGATCCAAATTGTATAAAAATATTAATAAATGGCAATGAAAATAATATTTTTATTCCTGAAATTGTAATCGATGAAATTGATAAATTAAAAAGAAAACCACATTTAAGACAACAAATTAAAGATGTTGTCTCTAGTTTAAACACATTTAAAAATGATATTACTATTTTTGGTGATATTGTTGGAAATTCACCTGATAATATTATATTAAATAATATTATAAATTCAAAAATTGATAAACCTATATTAATAACAAATGATAAATTATTACGATTTAAAGCATATAAAAAAGAAATAACTTCTCAAGAATATATAAAATCTATACCTTTTAAAACAGAATCAGAAATATATACTGGATTTATAGATAACTATGATAATGATCTGATAAAATGATGTTACTTGATAATAATAAAATTAACATTGTCACTATACAAGGTGGTCCAGGATATGGAAAAACATATATATCAATTGCTGCTGCACTTAAATTAGTCTTTCAAAAGAAAAAACATAAACGTATTATTATAATTAAACCAAATATAGAAATAGGACAAGAATTAGGATACTTACCTGGTAACATAGACGAAAAAATGGAACCATATTTTAAACCTATTGTAAAACTATTAAACAAACTTCATAAATTAAGACAAGCAAATAAATTATGGCATCAAGACTCAAATAATTTTAATAGTAAATATATTGAAATGATACCAATTAATTTTTTGAGAGGTGTTGATATTGAAGATGCTGTGGTCATTATTGATGAAGTTCAAAATATTTCAAGACTAGAATTAAGAACTGTTTTATCAAGAATGGGTAATAACGTTAAATGTATTTGTACTGGCGATATTGAACAAATAGATAATAAGTATTTAAGTAAAAATAATAATGGTATGAATTGGATGGTTAAAAAATTTCTGGATGAACCTGAATATGCACATATTGTATTAAAAGGTAAACATTCAAGAGGACCAATAGCAGATTTAGTCATTAAAAAAGAACTTTAGCTACTTGCCTGAGAGAATATGATACTTAAATTTTATAAATATTGTAAGTTATTGAAATTATTATATAATAACATTTGAGTATCATTATAAATTTTATTATTAAAAGAACTTTAGCTACTTGCCTGAGAGAATATGATACTTAAATGTTATAAATATTGATTGTATTAAATCCTACATTTATTAACAAGTTTTTTTCTTCTTCTGTAATATCAAGTTCTACTATTGCCGACCCATCTTTTTGTTCTTTAATTTCTATAACTTCCATTTCATTTCTCCTTTTAGATAAAATAAACCTTTACAACTATTTAAACTCTACTAAAGTATGATTTTGATATTGAAGAGATTTATTAATTATATCAGATACAATTGCCCAATCACCACCAGCAAGTCCACATCCAATTTTTGGATAACCGATTCTTAAACCATTAAAATCTTTTGCTATTTGTTTAAATACCTTTTCAATTGCATCATAATTAACATTTACACCATTACCACCATAATTATATTGAGTATATGCATTTAATACTACAAGATAATGACCATTATTATTAATAATAGTATCTGAATATGTACCTAGTTTATTTTCATCACCATATTCAGTCTGTTTATCTGCCTGAAAGGCAGAAGGAAATACTTTTTTTATAGTTAATGCTATACCACCACCCATAGTATGAAAGCAATTACATCCATGAACAATCACATCAAAATCACCAGTTAAACCCATTTTAATTAAATCACCTGATATTATTTTCATATTTCTATACCTTTATCTGATACATCTATTCCACAAATATTAATAATCTTAACTTCTTCTGTTTCAATATTAATTTCATAGTCAAAATCAATTTCATTACCAAGATAAATTAATCTATTTACAAGATAATCTGACAATGTAATATTATATTTTTCTTCAATACTGTCAACCATATCAGTATTAATTTCTTTAGATGAATAAAAATAAATTTTTCCAGGAATAATTTTAATATCATCAGATATAAGTTGTTCTCCACAATGTGAACAAAATCTTGTTTTTATTTCTTTATTCTTACAATATTTACAAGACATTAATTATTCTCCATATATTCTTTTATAGCATTAAATGCATCTTTATCAGTCCATATAGGATCAAAATCATTACAATCATTTTGTTTAGTACAATAACATTTTAATATATCATTGTCAATATATTCTTTAACATTTGCACAATCATCATCTATCCATATACAACATTTCATTTTTCGTTCCTTAAAAATTATCTATAATAATTAATTTCCTTTCTGCTCTTGTAATACCTGTATATAACCATTTTCTATAATCACTGTCTGACTGATATGAATTTCGTTCATTAATTAATATAACACTGTCCCATTGTGACCCTTGACTCTTATGAACAGATAATGCATAACCATAATCAAAATTATCAAGTTTTTTGTACTTATATTGTTCAAGATCAGATTTACAACCAAAAGATCTGGCTATTTTCCAATAACTATCTTGATTAATTTTATTAAAACCATGCGAATATACACAATGTCTTGTTTTATTAGTAAATGTCATATCCATTTCATAAGCATAATCAGTGAATGGATATATATTATCTATAAAACCAAGTTGTCCATTCATTACACCTAAATTATGATTATTTTGTAAACAAACAACTTTATCCCCTTTATATGGTGAAGGATTAGTTCTATTTTGACATTTTCTAATAATTTTATTTAATCTTAACCTTGTTTTATTCATACCACATAAAATAATTTCATCATCATAAGGATTATGGTCATAAATATAACTTCTGGCATCTTTGTCTTCATACCAATCAATTCTTGCACAATCATCACCATGTCCTTGTTCAATTGTTTCACCATTTCTAACCATCATAGATAATTGAATAATCATAGATTCTTCTGCCTGTCTATGAATTTTAGTTAATTGATATGTTATATCATCAAAAATATCAAATCGTTTATTTGATACTGGTGGTAATTGGGCATTATCACCTATAAAAATAATTGGAACATTAAAATATAAAAGATCTTTGAAAATTTCTTCATCAACCATGGAACATTCATCAATAATAATAAGATCTGTATCTATTTCATTATAACCATTCTTAATAAATCCTTCAAGTTCTCCTGTTTTTGAATTTATTTTTGGTTTATATATTAATCCATGAATAGTTCCACAATAATCAAATGGACATCCAACTATTTTATTAATTAGAACATGACTTGCTTTTCCAGTAAATGTTGCACATGATACTCTAACATTAATATCATTAAAAGATTTTAATACTTCACCAAGAATAGTTGTTTTACCTGTACCTGCATATCCAGAACAAACTATATATGGATCTCTATTTTTTGAAGTATACCAATCAATCATAGTATCATGCATTATTTTCTGTTGCTTATCTAATACAATCATTAGTATTCCTTATATCATTTTTTAATCTATATGCACAAAAACACTGATTTACATTAAGATATTTTGTATTAATATCAATACAAACAGCATAAGGACATTGATTTTTTCTTGAATCAAAACATAATCTTAATTCTATATCATTTATTGATGCAGAATGTTTTGGATTACCATTATCAATATCACATTGAATATCAAAATTGTTATTACCAACACTACATTTAACAGTCATTTTTTATATTTCCTTTAATAGTCATTTTTTATATTTCCTTTATTATAAAAATAAATTTCTATATTTATAGAATCTTTACAAAAATATTGACTATTTGATCAATTACTGTTACATCTTGATCACATCCACATGTATCACATTGGCTCATAGTATTCTCCTTTGAGTTATATAAAGAATTTAATATTTCTAATTGTATTTTTTAATTTATGATACTACTTTTTTTTTCAGCAAATCCTGATTTTTTGATTACTGTCATTAAATCTAATTCTTGATTTAATTTTTCAGCAAATCCTGATTTTTTGATTACTGTCATTAAATCTAATTTATCAAAAATTTCTAATGATTTTTTTAAAGTATCAATTTTATCCATAAGATATTCTCCTTTAAGTTATATAAAGAGTATATACTATTTTTAATATCATGTCAAATGTTTCCATATATCTTTTTTAATCTAATATATTCTGAATCTTTTTCTCTTTTAATTGATACATATTTTAAAACTTTATTATAAACTTTTTCCATTTCGTCATTAATCATTTTCATATTTCCTTTATTATAAAAATAAATTAATTGGTTTGAATGTCCGATTTTTAATCATTGGTAGATATTCTTTATTGATTTCAAGTCCTATCCATTTTCTATTTAATATCATTGCTGCTTCTGCTGTTGTTCCTGAACCCATAAAAGTATCAAGTACTATATCACCATCATCAGTCAATGCCTTAATAAACCATAAAGGCAAATCAATAGAAAAAGGTGCTGGATGTTTATTACCTTTAGTATTTGAATTATTTGGAAAAGTAAATAAACCTTCTGGTGTTTTTCCTTTTGGATTTAACGATTTTATCTTTTGTGAAACCATTTCTTTAATACCATTTTCATTTGTTTTATAAAAATTCATTTTACTTTTGTAACGTTTTTTACTAATTTCTTTATAGTTTTCTCTAACATTGTCCATATTAAATTTAATGTTATCAATATCTTTAACAAAATGATATATAAATTCTGTAAAGTTATTTAATCTTTTCTTATTACCATTTGGGATACCAGGTTTATTCCAAAAATATCTATCATAAAACTTTAATTTTGTTTCATTTACAACTCTGGCAGGTAACTCTAATGCAAATGGATGTCTTTGTTTTTTAATCACTCTATCACCTATATTCCAGATAATAGAACCTGATTTTTTAAGTACTCTATACATTTCAATAAATAATGGCATTATCCAAGTATTATAATTGTCAGGATGTAATACATTAACTTGTTTACCATAACTTTTAATATCTGCATATGGTGGTGACGTTACTATTAAATCAATTGATTCATCATCAAGAGTTTTAATAGTATCAAAGCAATCACCTAATAAAACTTCATTATATTTCATATACTTACCTTATGTAAATTTTTATTGATACAGATGACATGATTTAAACTAGCACTGATAGAAAATTTTCACTAAATAATTTATTTTTGCAATTAGAAATTTATTGTCTTAATGATTGTGATTAGATAAGAATCATAATGTTTATGATATTTTTGATAATAGTAATAGTAATAATATTTTATAGTTTGGTTCTCCTTCTTAGTTTATTATTAATTATCTTCTTACATTAACTAACTTTTAACTTTTACATTTACTAACTTTTACTTCGGTCAACACATCCTCTTTAAAACTTTTCCTGTAAGAAGGAGAACCCCTAAACTATTTAAATTTCATTATAACATCTTATTTAAACAAATTAAATATTATTTACCTCTATTTTTATAATATAACAATTGGTAACATTTTGTCAACTTTTTTATTTTATAAAAAAATCACTATCTTTCAGATAAAAACATCCCGAACCATTAGCATTATCTATCCATTCATCAAGACAACAATGCAAATAATTTCTTTGGTAAGAATTTAAATTATTATTATTATTTTGTATTATATTTCTTTGAATCCAGCTATTATCTTTTTTTTTATATACAATTTCTGACTGAATATATTTCATAATTATTCCTTTAATATAAATTATTAAGATTTAAAAATATCATCTTCTTCAATTATTTGATAGTTTTTTTTAATCCTCTACTTTGTCCCAAAAATGTTTACCACACCATCCACAAAATGGACCATCATAAAAAATACCACTTACACCAACTAAACAATGAGGACATATAATTTCACCTGATGGTACTTTATGTTTTTCTGTATTTCTTCTATATGTATCATCATTAATTATTTCATTTATTTCATCGTTATAAATATCAATTGTTTTTTTAAAATCATTTGCTATTTCTTTAATTTCTTTTTTCAAAAATATAATTTCATTTCTGGATTTTTCAAGATCTTCTTCAAGAATATCAATAAGGTTTTTATACTCATTATTTTTCATTTCTGTTCCATATAAATCATTTTCTAAATCAATTATATATTCACAATCTTCTGAACAATAATTTTCATTTTTATTTTCATTATTTATATAATATAATTTATCACATCTATTACAATGTTTCATCATTTTTATATTTCTATTAAATAATTATGTTTTATAGATAATCTATCAGAATGTTTAACCATTGCCAATAATTTATTTAAATCATCTGTATGAACCTTTACCCAATCTTTTTTAATTTCTATATTACATCCTTCTGATATAGCTTCATCAATAAAATGACACCAAATATTACCGTTATATTTAAATTTCCTTCTATTTTTTCTATGATATTTATTAATATTTTTTTTATAATTACCATCACTATTAACCTTCCATACCCACAAAAAATCTTCTATATAAGGAAATATAAAGGCATAGATACCTCTTTTACATGGTGGACTATGAAATGAATCTTGTTTATACAACTTTTTATAGTTGACAAGTGATAATCCACCAAATCTTACAAATTCAAGTTTTTTCATAATATTATATATTTTTTTTAATATAATTAGTCTACTTTTTTGCCCAGCCAGAGACTAATTATAATTAATTAAAATACCATAATTTTATAACCTATTGTTATTATTATATATTTTTTTTTTAATATAATTAGTCTACTTTTTTGCCCAGGCAAGTACTTAACTATACATTAAATTATTATTAAACCATCCATTCCAATCATTCAATGCAGAAATATAATGACTTAAATAATCACTATTAATACTATCAACTGCATCATCAATAGTTTCACCAATAAAATCAAAAAATCCAGAATCTATTTCATTTATTTCAACCAAAGCATCTATGACATCAGATGCATCAATATAAGTTGATACTGCTACATGTCTTCCTTTAAAATGATGAAACACCATCATAATAGTCTTATTGTTTTTAGGGTTTCTAATACATCCTTGTTCGTGTAAAGAAATTTTAACTGAATCATCCATTCTATCAGTATATTTTGACATTTTTATCTCCTCTTAATGATTAATTATATAAAAATTATACACTGGATTTAATATGATGTCAAGATTAATCACTTAATTGTTCTAATACGTTCTTAGCAATTATCATTTCTTGATCAATATATTCTTGACAGATATTTTTAGTACGAATAATAAAATCAATATTATTAATCAATCCATCTTCATATTTGCTTTCAATAAGTTTTATAGTATCAATTACACAATCAATGGTTAATTCTCTATACATATTTATTATTCTCCTTGTTAAAGCATTTCATTTGCAAGTTTAATTAACTTATTAAATTTTATTATAATATTCAAGGCATCTTTTGCCTTATTATCACCTTTATCAGAACGTTCACAAAATATTGTTAATAATATTTTTAATTTAACAAATGTTATTCCACCATCTTCACCACTAAAACAACTTAATGATGGATCCAATAATTCTTCTACTTTTGTATCAATTATTTTATTCATTTTTTTACTTTTTCGTATTCATAATCTAACCAGAATTCACGTTGTTCATACCAATATTTTATTGCTTCATCTTCCATTATTTCTTCATTTTCCATTATTTCACCAATGCTAAGAATACCATTTGTGCCATCATACATATAATATTCTTCACATGCTAGTAACCAGGCTTCTTCACATGCCTTTTCATCATTTTTTGCATTGATATATACCCAATCTTTATTTTTACATCCACCAAATCCACCAGAAAGAGCACCTTTTATTCGATATTTTGGCATTTTATTATTTTTTCCCATTTAATAATGTTTTGTATGAATTCATACAAGATTTTTTTAAGATCTTGTATGAATTCAGAGTGATGGGTTTACCCTTCACTTAAGCGGCTACTTTATTATCATTATAAAAATCATTAGTTACTCTTGAAATTGTTCTATAACCATTAGAAAAGTCATTAGCAACATCTTTATTTCTTGATGATACATAATGAGTACCAATTGAAGTCAAAACATTATAAGAACCCCAAAGTGTTTCAGATTCTTTATATTTGTTCATAATAGGAAGATAAAGACCTTTATATTCCTTTTTTTGTTTATCTGACAGATATTCTCTATCATCAATGAAACCCTGAAATTGTTTTTCAGTATGTGGAATTTCACTCCATTTTTCCCATGTATTAAAATTTGTCTGCATTTCATTAAAACCAGTATCAACTGCTGCTCCAAGATATCCCAAAATGTCATTAGTGAAATGGCTAAATTTTCTACCAATAAGTTTTTTCCAACCAAACATACCATTACTACATATTTGACGCCATGCTGAAAAGTTCATTCCAACAGAAGTTTTTCCATCATATCCATTATAAATAGTAATTTTTGTTTTCAGTGTATCTTTATTTTTGCCAACAGTTGCAACATATTTATCATCATTCAGAATATATTCTCGCATCCATTTTCCACCAGTCTGATTAACTTTATCTGTTACTGATGCCACATTAAGTCCAGAGAAAAATTCATCAAAAGTATTAACAACTTCTTGATTCTTTACCAGTTTATATTTTGGTGATACTATTCCCAAAAGATCACCAGTAGGAGAAAAAAGAGCATCTCTTGCAACTTCTTTTTCGACACCATTAAAAGTTGTTTTAAGAGGACATCTTGTTACCTCAAAGAATGGGTTCATATTTTTGGCTGGTGTATAATTTTTTGTTACTGTTGTAAGTGATGTTGTCATTTTTTATCTCCTTTATGATTGATTATGTAAAGAGTATATACTGGATTTAACATGATGTCAAGTTTTATTATAAAGTATTTTCTCCCTGTTTGATTATGTAAAGAGTATATACTGAATTTAACATGATGTCAAGTTTTAATAATTTAAAAC